AAAATTTAGATTACTATACAAAATTTGATTCTTTAGTTGGATCTGCTCTTACTTCCTATACAGAATTAAGTTATTCTATTGAATCTTATTCAAAAACAATTACAGTTAAGAGTGCTGCAGGATTTCCAGATAGTTATGGTCTTTTAAAAATTGATGATGAGATTATTACATATACTGGTTTAAAAGCAGTTGCCCCATCACAAACATTTACTGTTAAAGTTGATCAAAGCGAATTATATGGAGAAAATGTCAAGTTCTTCATCAATGGCGAAGAATCTCCATTATTAAGTTTTAAAAAATCAGGTACATACATTTTTGATCAATCGCATGTTTCGAATACAGGATTCTATCTAAAATTCTCAACAACTCAAGATGGCATTTGGAATTCTGGTGTAGAGTACACCACAGGTGTTACTGTTACTGGAACTCCTGGAAAAGATGGTAAAGTTAAAATAGTAGTAAGCGAATCAGCTCCTCTGACTTTGTATGTTTATAATGCAAGTGTCGAAGCAATGTACGGTGATGGAGAAATTAGTGTTGATCCATTAGTTAAAAATACTTTTACTGGATGTATACGTGGATTTAGTGGAGTTGATAATTTACAAAAGACGAATAGAAAAGATGTCCTCTCCTTTATCAGTACTAAAGCAGCATCTCATAATAAAAAATCCAAAGTACAAAATTTAAGCAGTCTTTTTGCTAGGGAATTTTATAAAAAAATCAAGTCAACATACGCCACAGATTTTGAAGGAGTTGATTTTAATAGCGAGATTGATAAAATTAATTTTATTCGTCAAATTAAAGATTTTTACTTATCAAAAGGAACTGAAGAATCTTTCAAGATTTTATTCAGAGTTTTGTTTGGTGTTGAATCACAAATTATCAAACCACAAGATTATTTGTTCAAACCATCGGATGCAGATTATACCAAATCATATAAAATAGTTGTACAACATGCAAATAAACTTTATAGAAATAGAGGTATTGGAGAATTATTAAATGTTCCAGATGTTAAAGATGTAGAGGGATCTACTTTAGTACAAGTATCCCCAAAAGTTTCAGCATCTATTTCTAATGTGAGTGAATTTAGATATAATGATGAAAGTTATTATATTTTAAGTGTACCTACAGATCAATCTGTTGGAAAATATTTGATTTCAAATAGAACAAGATTGACTGCAGATGTTTCATCAAGTTCTTCTTCATTGACTGTTGATTCGACATTAGGATTCCCATCAAGCGGAACATTAGTATTAAATGGATATGAAACTGTTAGGTATACTAGCAAGACATTCAATCAATTTTTGGGATTGAGTTCTTTTTCTAGAAATTATTCTTACGGTGATGATGTAATCTTACAAAGTAGTGTTTATGCTTATTCTTCCGTAGAACCAGATGTAAAGATTGATTTAATTATTACTGGTGTTTTATCAAAATTAGACATACCAAGTGATCATAGATTATTAAGATCTGGAGATGTAATTAGAGCTGGAGCACAAGGAATTGTTAAACAAGAAAGTGATGAAAAGTTTAATAGTTGGATTTTCAATTCAAGTGTTAATTTTAAAATTAAATCAATAACATCAACATTAGTTACTGGTTCATTCCAAATAGAAACAAAAACAAAAAATAATTTTGCAGATAAAGATACAGTAGAAATAATTTACAAGAAAAGTGGAGAAAAAATCTTATGCACAGTATCATCAATTATTGGGTCTAACACCATAATTGTATCTGGGGCAAATAATTTAATCCCAGATCAAGCAATTTATGTAAGAAGAAAAACTCTGTTTGGAAAAAGCAGTATCTATAAGAGCATAGAAAAATACACTACAGATGTTCAAAATGTCTATGATAACAATGGTGATTTGTATGTAACATCAACTTCAATTCCGTCTTTATTGCAAAGAAGTATAGATGTCTCTGATCGTTCTGTCTCTTGGGAAGGTGCTTCCAGCGGAACTGCAGTTCAAGTCACAACTGGATTCGTAGATCATGGATTCTATAGTGGAGATCTAGTAAAGTTCACTGCATTATCAGGATCTTTGGGTTCTTTGATCAACAAAAAAAATTATTATGTTAAAAGAGTAGATTCAAACAGAATCCGATTTGCAAATAGTTTAGTCGATTTAGTCAATGAAAGATTTGTAAATGTTAATGGAACTGGAAAGTTTAAAATTGAAATACCAGATTTTTTTGGTAAAACTGTTGAAAATCAAAAGTTACTTAAAAGAGTTCAACAAAAAGTTAATTTTGATGGATCCATAAATGAAACTCTTCCAGGTACAACAGGAATTTTAATTAATGGAGTTGAAATCTTAAATTACAAATCTGGCGATAAAGTATTTTATGGACCGATAGAATCTATTGATGTTCTTGGTGGTGGTGAAAATTATGATGTGATGAACCCACCAACAGTAATTTTTGAATCGGATAATGGCACTGCAGCAGCTGCAATTTGTTGCGTAAAAGGATCTTTACAAAAGATAGAAGTTATTGATCCTGGATTTGATTACATTGAAACACCAACCGTTGCTATAACTGGAGGAAACGGACAAGGAGCAACTGCTGATGTAAGAATGGAATCATTTTTACATTTCGTTGACTTAGATTCTTCGTCTGGAAAAACTGTTGACTTAACAAACAACTTAATTGGATTTGGTACATTTCATAAATTTGAAAATGGCGAAGAAGTAATTTATAGGACGTTTGGAAAGCAGGGAATTGGAATTGCTGGTGTAACTACGACTTTGGTGAATAATGCTGCATATTTTGTATCAAGAGTTGGTCCAAGTAGTATTGCTTTGGCAAACGATTCTGTCAATGCTATAAATGGAACTAACTTGATTGATTTAAATGCATTTGGAGTTGGAAAGCATAGATTTGAATCTGCACAATTAAAACAAAAAATTGGTGAGATCATCGTAACTAATTCTGGATCAGATTATTCGAATAAAAGAAGACTAATCAAATCTGTAGGTATCAATACATTTACCAGCACTTTAACTTACAAAAAGCATAATTTTAATGATGGTGATTTAGTACAATACAAAACAAGTTCAGTTTCTATTGGAGGTCTTTCCAATAATAATTATTATCACATTTTGAAAGTTGATGACAATAATTTCAAACTCTGTTTTGCAGGATCGGCATTATCTTCAATTTCATTAACAAATTATCAAACTCAGCAATACGTTGGTATAACTTCTTTTGGTAGTGGAAATCATATTCTAAATTATCCTCCCATTTCAGTTACAGTTTCTGGTAAAATTGGTATTAAAAAATCTACAATAGAAGATTATACAGCAAAAATAAGACCATTGTTTAGAGGATCCATAACTTCGGTTGATGTTGAAAATGAGGGAAAAGATTATGGATATTCAACAATTTTAAACAATCAAAGACCAGTATCTATTAGAGTTTCTGCAGCAAATACTCAAAGTTCGTACAAAGCAATTGTAAATGAGACAGGATCAATAACTGATGTTATTATTTCCAAAACTGGTGGTGGGTACGTCTCTCCACCAGAACTTGTTGTTTTTGGTGAAGGAGTTGGCGCAGAATTAGTAGCAATTTCTGCTGGTAGTATCATAACCAGTGTAAAAATTAAAAATGGTGGTGTTGGATACAGTACTTCAAATCTTTCTATAGTAGAAAAATTACCAGGAAGAGGCGCCAAATTCTTTGTCAATCTTAAATCATGGACTGTTAATAATGTTAAGAGATTTGAGAATAAAATTTCATCTGATGATGGTTTTTTAGTTGTCGGTGATGGGGGGAATAGTATTAAATTCACATCATTATATGCTCCAAGAGAGTTGAGAAAATCAATAAAACAAAAAAATAATGATGGATCTATAAACTATACCCAAAATGATTTACAATTTATAGGAAACGTAGAAAAGGATTCTAAGTCACATTCTCCCATCATTGGTTGGGCATATGATGGAAATCCAATTTATGGTCCTTATGGGTATGAGAATAAAAATGGAGGACAAATAAAACTTCTTATCTCAAGTTATTCATTAAAATCTTCAAGAGTAAATGGACCTCCAACAAGTACTTTCCCACTGGGATTTTTCGTAGATGATTATGAATTTCTTGGGAATGGAGATTTGGATGCAAATAATGGAAGATTTTGCGTAACCCCAGATTATCCAGAAGGTACATATGCATACTTTGCAACATTTAGTAAAAAAAATAGTACTTCTGGAACTTTTAAAAATTATAAAGAACCTCAGTTTCCATATTTGATTGGACAAAATTATGCTGCTAATCCAGATGAGTATAATTTTAACAAATTTAACAATCAAAGTAAGAACATTAATACTAATCAGTATCATAGAAATACTTATCCATACAGATTGGGTGACTTTGGTTCTTTTTATGAAGGTCTTTACCAAAATGACTTTATTGAGGAAATTAAAATTAAATCTTCTTCGACTGGAGGAATTGATAGTGCGACTATTCAACATGCAGGGGATGGTTATACAGTTGGAGAAAATTTTATCTTAGATAAAGATACAGTAACTGGTTCTGGATTTTATGCTGAGGTTACTAAAGTTAGGGGCAAAGCAATAAAATCTGTATCTTCTTCGATCACTGAGATTGAAAATGTTGTTATTCTCTATAATAAAGGTACAGGTCAAATTACTGGGTTTTCACCTACTCCACATTCACTTATTAATAATGATCTAGTTACCATAAGTGGAGTTTCTACAGAATCATTTAAAAAGTTAAATAAACAATTTAACGTATCAATAATTGAACCAATTTATTCTCTATCAAAAGGAATTGGAAATACTAGTACAACTGGTATTGTTACTACAATTTATGTTACTGGACCAGACATTAATGATTTGAATAACATTGCTCCAAATGACATCATATCATTTGGAAATGAACAGATGTTGGTATTAAATGTAGACTCTGTTAATAGTGGATTGAGAGTTTTAAGAAAGTATTCAAATGCGGGAGGAGGTTCTATTTCTGCTGGAAACAAGTTAACTTTAAGCACTAAAAAAATTACATTTAATTCTGGTATTAATACTGATGTTGAAACTAATAGGAATCTTCCATATTATTTTGATCCATCAGAACTTGTTGGAATAGGAACATCATTTGGTGTTGGAATTGGATCCACGATTTCATATTCAATTGATGTTCCTGGTAACATTTCAACTACAAGATTTATACCTACTAGAACAGTTTACTTGCCAGGTCATAAGTTTAAAACTGGAGATTCATTAACTTATTCAAACGGATCTGGTTTATCTATTATTGTTTCCAATGGATCTACTACATTTTCATTACAAGATTCTTCAACAGTATATGCAATTGCTACAAGTTTAGATTTACTTGGAATTTCTACAACAAAAAATGGAACTCAAGTTTCTTTTGTAAATGTTGGTTCTGGTAAATATCATAGTTTTACACCACAAAAGCAAGAATACAAGATAACAGTTGAAAAGATTATTGCAACAGTTGTTTGTGATGAAGCACATAATTTATCTTTACTTGATAATGTTGAACTTTCACTCACTCCTGGCATTTCTACAACTATTTCAGTAAGATATGATTTAGACACAAACTTGACACTATTCAATCCATTAACATTTAATTCCACAGGAATCAATACAAACAGTAGCAAAATTACAATACAAAATCACGGACTTCAGGATGGAGACAAAGTTCTTTACTCTAGTTCGAACCCAGCAAGTCCACTTCAAAACAAAAAATCTTATTATGCAATTAGATTAGATAAAAATAACATTCGATTAGCAACTACTTATTTTAACGCAATTAAAGATTTCCCAACTTTTGTTGGCATTGCAACAACTGGAGGACCATCGCATACGATTGCTAAAATAAATCCAAAGGTTGACATTATAAATGGATTCAAAGTTGTATTTGATTTATCCGATTCATCTCTTAGTCAATCTGTTTCTGGTAAAAAAATTGAAGTTTTTGATTTTAGTTTATACAAAGACAAAAATTTTACAATTCCATACCACAGCAATGCTGGAGAAAATAAATTTAATGTAGTTAAAATAGGAAAGGTAGGAATCGGAACAGCAAAGATTCAATTTGATGTCACCGAAAATACTCCTAAACAAATTTTCTATAGATTAGAACCAAAATCTTTAGACTTAATTGATGATAGACATAAAAATCCAGTAATAGATAGTGATGTTTTTTCTAATAATACATTAAAGGTAATTGGAAATAGTTTATACAATCAATCATCTTCAGTTGTTGGTGTTGCAACTACTACATTCCAAATCAATTTAAATTTTGAACCAGAAAAATCTTCATATAGAGATGTCGAAACAACAACCATCAAATATTCTACTACATCAACAAATATCAAAGGACCTATAGATGCGATTAGAATTTATTCTCAGGGAGTTGGATTTAACTATCCACCAAATGTATCTTCAATTGGAAGCACTGGAAATTCTACAGCAATTGTAAAATTATCTGGAAAAAACTTAGGTAAAATTAAAAACACAGAATTAGTAAACTTTGGATTTAATTATTCATCAGATTTAACATTAAGACCAACAGCTATTTTCCCACAAGTAGTTAGATTGGAATCTTTATCCAAACTAAAATCAATTCAAATTGTAAAGGGAGGAAAAAATTATACAACTCCTCCAAACATTATTGTTGTCGATTCAGCGACTAATGCACAATCTTCTGGATTTGTATTTGATACTAAACTAAATGGAACCTCAATTGCAAACATAAAAATCTTGGTTTCACCTGATAATCTGTTTTCAGTTGAACCAAAAGTTTTTGCGGTGAATAATACTAATGGAGTTGGCATTACAACAGTATCATTCAATAGTTCTACAAAAACTGTTACTCTAGTATTGAATAAAACTTTCAATAACACTATTTTCCCATTTAAAATTGGCGATAGTGTTTTTGTGGAAAACATTGGAATTACTTCAACTGGAGATGGATTTAACTCTGCAAATTATCAGTATAAAAACTTTACTGTTGTTGGTGTATCTACTATTACAAGTCAATTATCCTATCAAATTACTTCATCAAATCCAGGAACTTTTAGTGCTACTAAATCTTCAGGAAAAGTTATTTTATCTTCTAATCTTCCTCAATTTAAAACTACAATTCAACCATCTAAGTTTTCCAAAAATGAAAAATTCTATACTAAAGATGGTAAAAATTTTGGTGAAATCATTTCTATGGATGAAAAAAATAAAATAGCAAAAGTTATTAGTAGTGTTAAGCCTCTTAGTGTTGGTGATGCAATTGTTGGTAATTCTTCTAAATCATCATCTATTATTTCCGACTCCGAAACAGTAGTTTCATACTTTAATGTCAATTCTTCGGCATTTACTATAGATGGATGGCAAAAAGATACTGGTATTTTAGGCAATGAGCTTCAAAAAATACATGATAGTGATTATTATCAACAGTTTTCATATTCGGTAAAAAGTACTATACCAAAACAAAAATGGGATAGTGTTGTAGATTCGACTGCTCACATTGTAGGATTCAAAAATTTTGCAGATTTGCAAGTAGTTTCTATACCAGAAAATACTGCTACAGTCAAAACCGCAATTATTACCACTATATTCAGTTAATAAATAATTAAAAAACAAACTTATGGAAGAAGAAATTATAATTATTGATGAGAATACTCAAGTTATCAGTACAATTGATGTTGTAGAAGAAGGAGTTTCCGTTCATCAAAGAATTGATTTTGATTTGTGTGGTGAAAATTCTATAACTATTGTTTCTGCAAATAGTAACTAGTGGGGAACATAGGTAATGTCATCGAAAAAAATTTCTAATGAAATTTACTTAGAAAACAAAATAGTTTCTGATCACATAGAGTGTATTGGAAATAGGGTTATTCAAATAGATGACATAAGTTCTCTATTTAATGATCAACCAAGGGCAACATATTATTCACAAATAGATGAATTAGATTTATTGCAATTTGGGTCATTTAAGTATTACATCTATATTTACGATACAAAATATCCAACAGAAAGTGAGTTTTTACAAGTAAACTTATCTCATGATGGCAATGAAGGATTTGTAGTTCCTTATGGAAACGTTTATTCATTATTTACATTAGGAGACATTGTATATCGACCATCAGACGTAAAGACAAATTTTGGAACTTTATTCTTTTATCCAATAAAATATCTTTATAATAGTTATGGTATAAGAATTGTCAGAATTCCTCTTTTCACATCTCCTGGAATAGGAGCCAGCACCAAAACATTTGGCAATGGATTTGCTATAAATTCTACTTTTGTTGGTATAAATTCATCAACATCACCATCAGCAGTTGGTATTTCTTCGTTTTTAACTACGGATTATAGTACTTCCAAATATTCTATTCAAGTCATAGATGATGATGATTCAGTCAAACAGTTTAAAGAATTCATATTAATAAACAACAACACATCTTCAATTCTTTATGAATTGGATTATGGTGACGTAAATACTGATAGTTTGGATCCTTCTAATACAACTGGATTGGGAACGTTTGGATCATCAATTTCCAGCGGTAGCGTATATTTAAACTTTACTCCAATTCCAAACGTCAATACTAGTGTTAAAGTTCATCATACAGCAATTCATTCTTCAAACACTGGTGTTGGAAGTACAAACATTGGTACATCACAAATTTTAACATCATATACATCTATTGCATCAACAGCATCTCCTACTGCTACAAGAATTAGTGGATTTTCTACTGATTTATATAATGCCACAGATTACTTAGTAGAAATAAAGGACACAACTAATTCGCAGTTTGAAATTTCCCAAATTTCATTAATACACGATGGAACAGAAATTTATTACAATGAAATTGCTGGCGTTAGAACAAATGACACAGGTATAGGAACATTTTACCCTAGATTTAATGGTACTAATCTAGAATTGACATTTACGCCAAATCCAAACATCAATGTCACTGCAAAAGTTTTTCAATTAAACATTTCTAAAGATTCATCCTCTGTTGGGGTATCATCCTTTTCGTCAAGTCAAATTGAATTTTTAAACGCAACGTATGTTGCAGCATCGGACGATTCATCAAAAACTTTCAGTTTGAAGCATAAGGGCGATTCACTGTTTTATAAAGAATTTGTTGGATCCAGTTCTACTACAGTGTCTCTGGATACAAATACTTTTATTATCAAAAATCACTTTTATACAACTGGAGAACCAATTACCTACACTGCACCATCACTTGGCACTAGAATAGGAATTGCATCTACAAACGTATCTGGAATTGGTGTTACTGATAAATTACCAGAAAATTTATTTGTAGTTAAAGTTGCTGAAAATAAATTTCAAGTTTCAGATACTGCACAAAATGCATTATCAATCCCACCTATAATTTTAGATTTATCTACTTTAGCACCAGCGACTCAAACTTTACATAGTTTTGAGTCCTCTGTTCCTCCCGAATCAAAAACATTAATTGCTTTGGATAATGCAGTCCAAGGACCTTTAGTAAGGTCTAATTTATCATTGTCCTTAGGAGAAAACATAACAGACATTCAACCAACGTTTTCTGTTGTGGGTATTGTTTCATTTTTTGCTAATGACATCATTAGAATTGATGAGGAGTATTTAAGAATTAGATCCCTGTTGGATAATGAATTAACTGTAGATAGAGGGTGGTTAAATAGTCAGTTTTCCTCACACTCTATCGGTTCAACAGTTACCAAATACGTTGGGGACTACAAAATTGATAAAGATAAAATTTCCTTTGTAGAAGCACCAAAAGGATTAAAGGGATATAGTGGACTTCAGACTTCATCTACTTTTAATGGTAGAGTTTTTGTTAGAAACACAGATTCTGATACGTCCATAGAAAATTATGTTGACAATTATTTATTTGATGATATTGCACACCAATTTAATGGAATTTCAAAAACATTTATATTCAAAGAAAATTCATTAAACATAACAGGAATAGCAACAAATCATCCATTTATAATGGTCAACCAAGTTATACAGCATCCAAATGATAATTATACCATTTCGGAAAAGTCTGGAATAACTTCAGTAACTTTTGTTGGTTTAGCAGCTTCTTCCGTTTATGACGTTAACACTGCAACTATACCTAAAGGTGGTGTTATAGTTTCTGTAGCATCTTCCATTTCTTATGGTTATCAACCATTAGTTGCTGCGGGTGGAACTGCAATTATTTCTGGGTTGGGTTCTATTACTTCAATTTCTATTGGAAATAGTGGATCTGGATATAGACCAGGAATTCAAACGAGTATTTATGTAAAAGCACTTTCTTCAGTCGGAATTATTACTGTAGGAACAGCAAATGTTACAAATGGAATCGTAACATCCGTAACTATAACAAATTCTGGATTTGGGTTTACATCATCAAATCCTCCAAAAGTTTCTTTTGATTCGCCATTACCTTATGAAAATGTTCCTCTTATCGGTAGTCCAACGGGTATTGGGGCATCCATAACAATTTCTGTTGGATATGGTCTCAGTGTAAATAATTATGAATTGACAAACTATGGAAGTAATTATAGACCTGGAGATGTTTTAACAATTAGTTCTGGTGGAGTTGCTGGAATACCAACAGATTCGACTGTTGGAGTAGCATTTACATCATTCAGATTAACTGTTAAGAAAGTTTATGATGACATCTTTTCTGGATGGACAATCGGAAAACTTAAGTTATTAGACAACATTAGTGACCAATTTAATGGCATAGAAAAAACGTTCAAATTAACAGAAACTGTAAATGCAGATAAAATTCCTTTTAGATATAGATCACCAAAAGGATCACAGATTGACATCAATCAAAATTTTGTAATTTTCATCAATGACATTTTACAAATTCCAAAAGAAAGTTATAGTGTAGTTGGCAACTTGATTCGTTTTGATGAGGCGCCAATTTCTGGTGATAAATGTTACATTTATTTTTACCTTGGAAGCGATTTCAATGTTGCAAATAAAGAAATCTTACCATCAATTACTGTTGGTGATTATGTAAGGATTTCAAATTATCCAGAAGTTAATGATAATGAAGATTTCGAATTTGAAAGATCAATCGTTGGTATTAATACTTTTGATACTAATACATTATTAACAAATGTTTATGAGAACGATGGTATTTCTGATGAAAAAGATTATTTACGTCCACTTACCTTTAGAAAGCAAACTTCAGATTTGATTATTGATGGAGAAGAGCATCCAAAAGATAGAAAAAGCATTGAATCTAGAATTAGACCATTTTCTTTCATAATCAATAATGTTGGAGCATCATCAACTGAAATTTTTGTTGATTATGCAGTTCCTTTGTTTAATGAATATGATGATTATCCACAAAGTTTGCGTTCTATAAAAATTATTGACCAATCGGAAAAATCAGTAGCAATAGCAACGGCAATAGTTTCTGGTTCTGGATCAATTTCTCAGATTAAGGTTTCTGATGGTGGTGTTGGATACACAACAGCACCAATAATTTCAATTGCATCTACGATTGGAGTTGGAACTGCTGGTATCATTGCACAAACATCAAATGCAACGGCAATTTCATCTATTTCTGGAATAGGTACAGTTTCACTAATTTCAATAGTTGATTCTGGTCTTGGGTATACGTCAACAAATCCACCACAAGTATTGATTTCATCACCACCTAGTTCTATCGAAACTATAATTAATGTAAAGTATGATGGAGATTTTGGAATTATAACAGGAATTGGATCAACATCAGTTGGTATTGCCTCCACTGGATTAAATTTTGACTTGTTTATTCCTTTGGATTCTCCTCTAAGAGATTCCAATCTAATGTCTTCGCCAATTATAAAAAGTGGAATTAAAACTGGATATTATTTTGTTGTCTATGAATCAAATGTAGGAACATCATTGACATCTTATTCTGATTCTTCTAGATCTTCTATAGTTGGAGTTGGTACAACATTCATTGATAATGTATATAAAGTTGTTGGAGTCACTACAATCACAAACAGTGCAGTTGGTGTTGGATTAACAACTCTTGTTAGAGTAACTGTAAGTGTGAGTAATAATTCAATTGCTGCTGGATCAAGTGAATTTTATGGCAATTACTCTTGGGGAAAAATTTATGATTTCAAAAGACCAAATAAAAAAACATTTAATGCTCAGACTCAAAATGGAATTACTGGTTTGCAAACATCACCAATCATAACAAGATTATTAGAATTGTCAGATTCTTATGAACTTTATTAATGAAGCATAAATAAAAACAAAAAGACTTGTAAAATGACAGCAATCATAACTGATCAATTTCGTATAAAAAGTGCGGAATCTTTTGTTTCTGGAATAGGTTCTACCTCAGGTAGTAATTACTATCTTTGGATTGGTTTGACTAATGCAAACGAGATCTCTGCATCTTGGGACGATAACCCTCCAGCACCAAAAGATTCATTTGACGATGAAAATGATTACTGGGATACCATGCTTTCCCTAAAAAAATTAAATGAAGACGATGTAGTTAGAGTAGTAAGAAAAATTCAGTGGACTTCTGGAACTTTCTATGATTACTATAGGCATGATTATAGCAGATCAAATTTAACAAAAGTTACTTCAGCAACTAATCTTTATGATTCAAATTTTTATGTAGTCAATTCTGATTATAGAGTTTACATTTGTCTTCAAAATGGAACTGATCCTGAAAATCCCTTAGGAAAACCTTCATTAGATGAACCAACATTTACTGATTTAGAACCACGTTCTGCTGGAACTAGTGGAGATGGTTATATTTGGAAATATCTTTATACGATTAAACCAACCGAAATTATTAAATTTGATTCCACAAATTACATTCCAGTTCCAAATGGATGGTTCACTAAAGCAGAATATGGTGCAGTAAGAAATAATGCAGAATCTAGTGGACAAATTAAAATCATTACTATTGCAAATAGAGGAGTTGGATACGGAACTGCAGCGACTTACAATAATGTTGAAATTAAAGGCGATGGTAATGGAGCTACTTGTTCTGTCGTTGTAAACAGTACTGGAACTATAGGTGCAGTTGAAGTTACAAACGGTGGTTCAAATTACACATTTGGAACTGTAGATCTAATCTCTGCAGGAATTGTAAATGATGGTTCGACAACAGCCAGTCTTGAAGTAATTATACCACCAAAAGGAGGTCATGGATCTGACATTTATCGTGAGTTAGGTGCCTATAGAGTTTTGGTTTATTCTAGACTTGAAAATGATTTAATTAATCCAGACTTCATAACAGGAAACCAATTTGCAAGAGTTGGAATTGTCAAAAATCCTTTGGCATTTGATTCTACAGATTTGTTGGATTTATCTAAAGCAAGTGCAGTCTATGCTTTAAAACTAACTGGATCTTATGCCACTAGTACTACATTTACAGCAGACTCTTACGTTAGACAAACCGTTAGTACTGCTTCAACTTCGGTTGGGCGTGTTGTTTCTTGGAATGCTGCTAGTGGTGTCTTAAAATATTGGCAAGACAGAAAACTGGCCAGTGGAAATACTGCAACATATGGATACAATCTTTTAAGATTTACTGGATCTCCAGATACAGGAGGTAGTGCGGTTGTCTCTGGAGGATCTAATAATCTAACCATTGATACTAACTTTGGATCAACATCAAATCCAGGTATTAAAACCACAATAAATAGTAAAACATATTATCTTGGTCAAAACTTTGTATCTGGAGTTGCAAACCCAGAAGTGAAAAAATACAGCGGAGAAATTATTTACGTTGACAACAGAGCATCAGTGACAAGATCCGCAACTCAAAAAGAAGACATTAAAATCGTATTGGAATTTTAAAGAACCATGCCACAGGAAACTAATCTCAACAATAGTCCTTATTTTGACGATTTCAATAGAGACAATGAATATTATAGGGTTCTATTCAAACCTGGATTTCCAGTACAAGCTAGAGAATTAACAACTCTCCAATCAATTTTACAGAATCAAATTGAACAGTTTGGTAAGCACTTCTTTAAAGAGGGATCTAAAGTCATTCCTGGAAATCTTACTTATGATAATGATTATGATGCAGTAGAACTTGAACCAACGTCTTCTGGTATTGACATTTCACTCTATTTAAATCAATTAGTTGGAAAAAGAATTACTGGATCCAGGTCTGGTGTAACAGCGACTGTTAGGAATTACATTTTAGCAGAAAATTCCGAAAGAGGAAATAATACTTTATACATCAAATATGAGGGATCGAATAAAGATACAGTAACTAAAGAATTTTCAAATGGCGAGCAATTAACTTGCAATTCCAGAATTGTTTATGGAACAAGAGTTATTCCACAAAACCAACCATTTGCGGTAACTATTGCAAACAATGCAACTTCAACTGGTTCTGCAATGTCCATTGGAGATGGTGTTTATTTTGTAAGAGGAATTTTTTCTGAGGTACAAAAACAAACTCTTATTCTTGATCAATATACACCAAATCCATCATATAGAATTGGATTGGTAGTTACTGAAAAATTGATTACTGCGGATGATGATCCAAATCTTAATGATAATGCTCAGGGATTTAGTAATTATTCTGCTCCAGGAGCAGATCGTCTTAGAATAACATTAACGTTAGAGAAAAGACCTTTAAATTCTTACGAGGATAAAGAATTTGTTGAAATTGCAAGAGTTGAAGATGGTATTCTTCAGACATTTGTTAATAATACTCAGTATAACTTAATTAGGGATGAACTTGCTAAAAGAACGTTTGACGAGTCTGGAAATTACTATGTAAAACCATTTGATGTATTTGTAAAGGAATCCCTAAACGATAGAGAAGGAAATAAGGGTGTATTTTTGCCCAATAGAAAAACTGATGATGGTAATACTCCATCAGAAGAATTATTGGCTTTGGAAATTTCTCCAGGAAAAGCATACGTCAAAGGATACGATATTGAAAAAATTGCATCCACAATTATTGATGTTCCTAAACCAAGAACAACTACAAGTGTTGAAAATGTATCCATAAATTTTAACGCAGGAACACAAATTGGATTAAATAACATTTATGGATCTCCAGCAATTGGAATTGGAACAACAGCAACAATTGAACTGTTAAGTAATAGAATGGTTGATTCATCCTATCATTCTACAGGAAATTCAATCGGACAGGCAAGAGTATATGATTTCAAAGCAGATGCTGCAAGTTATGTAAATCAATCCACTCCTTTTGTTATTTCTTTATTTGATGTTGAAATTTATACAACTCTACAGTTAAACAGTAACATAACATTAGCAAAATCTGCATACATTGAAGGAAAAAGAAGTGGTGCTTCTGGATTTGTAGTTTCTGCTGTAACAAATTCAAAAACCATTAATTTAAATAGTGTAACTGGAACATTTTATAAAGATGAGCAAATTTCCATTAATGAAGTCGATGATGGAAGAATAATTACTAAAGTCATTGATTACAGTGGATCTGATGTAAAGTCAATGAGGAGTTCTGTTGGGATTGTCACTTTCTCGGCAGATGTTAATCTTTCTGTAATTGAAAAATTATCAACCGTAAAGGGATCAAGTTTTCTTTTAACAAGAACTACTGGAAATTCTGGTATTATTACTTGTGGTACAAAGAATTTTGCTGGTATTGTTACTACAGGAAATGTAATTAGTTATTCTACTTCTGGATTAACAGTACCAACATTTAATGTAATTACTGGAGTTTCAACAGATGGTGATACAATTTTTGTTTCTGGTGTATCTACAGTAACTGGAGTTTGTGATGGTGGAATTCCATCAGGTTCAACTACCTTAACAGATTTAGCTTTAAGAAAAGCACTTATTAGTGGAGGAGATAATAGTCTTATAACACCTCTTCGCCATTCTAACATAAAAAGTGTTGATGTTACAAGATCTAACATTCAATTACGTAAAAGATATAATGATCTTACGATTTCATCTTCATCTTTTACTTCTCCTTCTGCAGGAACTGATTTGTTCTTTCAACCATTTGATGAAGAAAGATATTTTATTTCTTATGATGATGGAACCATTGAAAACTTAACCAGAGACAAGTTTTCAATTTCTGCAGACAAGAAAACAGTAACTTTTAAGGGGTTATCAAAAAGCAGCGGTAAAGCATATTTATTGGCAACTGTCTTAAAATCAACAATAAGAACAAAAGAAAAAACATTAAAAAAAGCAACAGTATTAACAATTACCAGATCAAAACAATCATCTTCAAAAAACAGCGTTGATGGGTTAACATACAGTACCGTTTATGGAACTAGAGTACAAGATGAAAAGATCTCTCTAAACGTATGTGATGTTGCTGATGTCATAGGAATTTTTGAATCAGACACTAACAGTGACCCAGATCTTCCTAGTGCAATTTTCACCAGTTTTACTGGACCAAATGCAAATACAAGCAATCTTGTTCTTGGAGAAAGAATTGTTGGTGAAACTAGTGGTGCTGTAGCAGTTGTTACTGAAATTCCAACTACAACAAAAGTGTCATTTGTTTATCGTAATAGTCAAAAATTTAATGTGGGAGAAAAAGTAACATTTGAGACATCTGGTATCAATGCTATTGTTTCATCTTGCAGCAAAGGGGACAAAGAAATTACAGACTACTACACTGCTTCCAATGGAATGGAACCAGGATTTTACAATTATGGATTTCTGATTAGAAAGAAAAATTCTCCAATTCCTTCACGAAGAATGAAAATTGTATATGATCATTTTACGGTGGAATCTTCAGACCGAGGAGACTTCTTTACAGCATCTAGTTATAGACAAAACGATAGAATTTATCTGACATCTATTAATGGCGTATCATCAAAACAAGATTCTTTAATAGACATAAGACCAAGAGTTTCTAATTATTCTACATCTTCATCTATCTCTCCATTTGATTTTAGTGGAAGAGATTTTACTTCTTCTGGTGCAAGTATTTCAGATCCATTAGTCAGTGATGAATCATTAATTATATCTTATGAGTTTTATTTGCCAAGAATTGATTGCCTTTATTTGGATAAAGATGGGAAATTTTTATATCAAAAAGGAACTCCATCACTCAATCCTACTGAACCAAGATCATTAGATGAGTCAATAAAAATTGCAACACTGACACTCCCTGCATATACTTACAGTGCCACTGAAGTAACTATTCAAAAATCAAGCCATAAACGCTATAGAATGTCTGACATTTCTAAGCTGGAGCAGAGAATTTTTAACGTAGAATACTACACACAACTTTCTTTATTAGAAGCAGATACTTCAAATTTAACTATTGCAGATTCTTCTGGTCTGGATAGATTTAAGTGTGGATTTTTTGTTGATAATTTCAAATCACATAACAGTCATAGTCCTAATCATCCAGATTTTGAGGCATCAATTGATAAATCTGAAGGAATTTTAAGACCATCCCATTTTACTACAGCACTAGATTTGATGGTCGGTTCAGAATCTTTGATTGGAATTGGCAGCACTGCAAATCCAGATGTTGATGCAAATTTTGTTACTGATTTGGATGGTGTTAACATCAAAAAATCTGGAAGAATGTTAACTTTAACATACAGTGAAGTTAAAGTTATTGATCAACCATTTGCCTCTAGAATTGAAAATGTAAATCCTTTTGCGGTGGTATTTTATCAGGGAACTTTGGAATTGAGTCCTCAATCTGATGTTTGGATTGATCAAAAACGAATCTCTGCTTTAACACCAGAAGTTAATGATTTATATGATAAAACAATTAAGGAGTTAGGGGTTAACGAAAAAACAGGATTTGCACCAATAGAATGGAGCTCTTGGGAGACGTATCATACTTCTGTACAGAAAAGTGATCCTGTTGAAATTCCTGGTACAAGAGAAACAACGGTCAAAAACAATCCTACAGCAGATGAACTAAAAGGTGTACCAAATACACGAGTAGCAGATCCAGGTCGTAATGGTCTTACTACTCTTACAACAACAACGGCAGATTTTACTACAACAGAGACCACCACATCCCAACAAGCTAGAAGTGGAATTCAAAGTAAAGTAACCCCAGTAATTGAGTCTGTTGACCTTGGTGATCGTATTGTAAGTAGAGATATAATCCCTTACATGAGATCACGAAACATTGAATTCAGAATTAGTAGATTAAAACCAAATACCAGATTTTATGTATTTTTTGATGGTGTTGATGTTACAAAATATTGCACTCCAAAGTTCATAGAAATTACTATGTACACTGGAAGTACACCATTTAAGATTGGTGAAAAAGTTACTTGTAAGAAAAACATTGATGGAGATAAGAAGCAAGAGGTAATGACCTTCAGAGTTGCACATCCACAGCATTTGGAAGGAGATTATCGCAAACCAAGTGATAGGATAGGAAATAGTCCATATGATAATAGTAAAAAACTTCAAGATAGTTATACTTCAACCAGCACAGTATTAAATGCTGATTTGTTTAGTTTATCTTCACAGATTACAGAATTTAATGGATATTTAAATACTGGATTTACCCTCAATGGAGTGACTAGCGGAGCTGAGGCAAGAGTTACAAATCAACGATTGGTATCTGACGACATCGGAGATCTTTATGGAACATTATACATACCAGATCCAAATGTAAAAGAAAACCCAAGATGGGAAACAGGATCAAAAACAATAAGATTTACCACAAGTTCAACAAATTCTAAAGTTGGTGGAGTTGTTCAAAGTTCTGCTGAGGCAAGTTTTTATTCTCAAGGAGAACTTGATACAATTCAACAAACAACTTTAAGCATAAAACTTCCTCTCGTAGAGTCTATTCCAAAGATTGATACAAAAACAAAAACAACTGTCGATAAAACTACACAAAAGGATGCTTTGATTTCTCAATCATCTACAACGTATTATGATCCTTTAGCACAATCTTTTGCAGTTGACGAAAAAACTGGAATCTTTTGTACTTCAGTTGAGGTTTATTTCAGAACAAAAGATGATAAGTTACCTGTTACAATGCAATTGCGAGAAATGAAAGGAGGATTTCCTACTACAACAATTCTTCCTTTCTCTGTAGTAAAGTTAACACCAGATAAAGTCAACATTTCTGAAGATGCATCTAAACCTACAAAATTCACTTTTGAAAGCCCTGTTTATTTACAGGGAACAACAGAATATGCTGTGGTTTTAGTAACAATTTCAGATAAGTATGAAGCTTGGATTTCTAGAATGGGAGAAATTGACATTTCAACTATTAATTTGGAAAATTCAAAGCAAGTTGTTATTTCTTCACAACCTTATCTTGGATCGCTCTTCAAATCTCAAAATGGAGCAACTTGGGATGCAAGTCAATTAGAAGACTTAAAAATGAAGGTCTATAAGGCACAATTTGTAAGTCAACCAGGAATTGTAAGATTCTATAACCCTGAATTACATAAAGGAAATAACCAACTTGCAAAATTAGCAAAAAATCCAATTAGAACCAATTCAAAGAGAGCCATTGTTGGATTGGGAATCACATTTGCTAATGTTGATGTTGTTCCTGGAGTTACAATCAGTCAGCAAAATAACACAACCGCAACAGCAGTACTGGTAAAAACTGCAGGTGCAGTTTCTTTGGGGTCAACATCTCTCACAATTACAAATGCTGGTGTTGGTTATACGCCATCTTCTGGAACTATAACATTCTATGATGTTCCTTTAGAACCAGTAGAGTTTACTGGTTGGAGAAATGATCAAGGAAGTGGCCTTGTGGGGATTATAACTGTAACTAATGGAAAAGTAAGTGGAGTAACTGTTACAGATGGTGGAAAGAACTTTACTGTTGGTAGTGTTGTTGGCATTTCTTCAATTGGTGATGGAAATGGAAGATTTGCACAATTTACTGTTGGCATTATTTCAGCAACAAATGCTCTTGTAGTAAAGGACATTCAAGGACAATTTACTACTGGTATTAATACAGTAACATTTACAGATCCAGATACTTTGGTTACATCTCCTATTAAAGCAGGAGCATTGATTCAATCAATCAGTTACAGTCCAACTTACGATGGTTTGCACTTTAGAGTAAACCATCGAGCTCACGCAATGAATTCATTTGCTAATTTAGTAGAGATTTCAAGTGTAGATTCCGATGTTCCTTCAACTAGACTTTCTGCTGATTATAATAAGGATTCTACAGATAGTATTAATGTTATTAGCACTGCCAACTTTACGACGTTTGAAGGTATTGGTATAGGATCCACAAATCCTGGATATGCTTTGGTTAATGACGAAATCATTAGATACACAGGAACCACTGCAACTTCTCTAACTGGAATTACTAGATCTATAGATTCTACCACTAAACAATCACACGATAATAATGATACTATTTTTAAATATGAGTTCAAAGGAGTTTCACTGCGAAGAATTAATAAAATTCATAATAGAACTTTAGTCACAATACCAGGAGAAGATTATCTTGATGAAGGGTACATACTGAAGACAGACGGCATTGATCATTATCACATAAAAGTTGACATGTCTAAAAATGGAACCAATAGAAGCACTGGTTCTTTCCCCAAACTATTTTTCAAAGAAACTGGTTATGGTGGTGGTGATACTGTTTATGCTTCTCAAAACATACAATTTGAAACACTAACTCCAAACATCCAATCTATGCTCCCATCTGGAACAAACATTTCTGGTAGAGTTAGAACAATTACTGCTACTAGTATTGGTGGAAATGAAGAATCATTCTTGGATAAAGGTTTCCAAGACATTAGTTTAACTAGCCAAAACTCATTCGATTCGCCAAGAATGATTGCATCGAGAGTTAACGAAGACTTCTATCTTAATAATTTACCTGCAAACAAATCATTTACTCTTGAACTTATAATGACTTCTGATAATAAGAATCTATCTCCAGCGATAGATCTTGATAGAGTAAGTATGGTGACAACTACAAATAGAATAAATGTACCATTTTCAAGTGAAGAGTCTTGGAAAACACATCCTGCTCCATCTAAAACTGGAAAAGATCCTTGCATTGCAACTTATGTTAGCAAAGTTGTTGAACTTCAAAATCCAGCAACTTCATTGAAAGTTCTTTTTGCTGCCTTTAGAAATCTCGATAATGATATCAGGGTTTTTTATAAGATTATTAGATTTGGATCAACTCAAGATGTAACAAGTGAAAAATTTGTTCCCTTTCCTGGTTATGGAAATATAAATAGTGATGGAAATGTAATTTTAATCGAAGAAAGCACTGGTCTTCCAGATGATAAAGTTATTCCTAGTAGAACAACTACAGAATTTAAAGAATTCACGTACACAGCAAATCCTTTACCAAAATTCACTAAGTTCCAAATTAAAATTGACATGACTTCAACAAATCAAGCTATCGTACCAAAAATTAAAGATCTGAGAGCAATTGCATTAGCGTGATGAGTGAACTTATACCAGTTGAAGGAAAAATAGGATTATTTAGAGATCCTCAAAGTAATGCTATCGTAAATAAAAACAAAGTGGAATATCAATCTTACATCGAAAGAAAAAAAATCACAGAGTCTAAAGAGAAGAGAATTGAGAATGTTCAAAGTGATGTTTCTTCTCTTAAGGATGAAGTGACTAAGGTAAAAGATGATTTAAGTGAAATTAAAAATTTACTTCAATCTTTAGTCAATCAGAATAAATAATTCAAAAAATGGCACAACCAAGTAGTAAGACAGAACTAATACAGTATGCCAAGAGACAACTTGGTTATCCAGTACTGGAAGTTAATGTAGCTGACGAACAATTTGATGATCTTTTGGATGATGCTCTACAGTATTTTCAAGAAAGACACTTTGATGGTGTTGAACTGATGTATTTAAAATATGCTCTTACCGAAGCAGATGTTGCAAGAGGTAGAGGATCAGGAAGTGCTGGGATTACTACTACTACCGCAACATCAACAATAGTTGGAACTGCTACAACATTTAACTTTTTAGAAAATTCTAATTACATCGAAATCCCACCAACAGTTATTGGAATTAATAGAATTTTTAAAGTTGATACCAGCACAGTTTCAGATGGTTTGTTTAACATTAGATACCAATTATTTCTGAACGATCTTTATTATTTTAGTTCTGTTGATTTACTACATTATTCGATGGTCAAAACATACCTTTCTGACATTGAATTTTTATTGACACCAGAAAAGCAAATTAGATTTAATAAAAGACAAGATAGACTTTACATTGATACTGATTGGGAAAGATTAAAAGCAGGAGATTTTATCGTTATAGAATGTTATAGGATTTTGGATCCTACAAATTATGCAAGAGTTTATAATGATTCTTTCTTAAAGAGATACTTTACTGCTTTAGTGAAGAGACAATGGGGACAAAATTTAATAAAATTCAATAACGTAGCACTTCCTGGTGGAGTAACACTTAATGGTAGACAAATCTATGAAGATGGTCAGAGAGAATTGGATGCAATACAAGAAAAAATGTCTTCCACTTATGAACTTCCACCTCTCGACATGATTGGATAATTAATTATGTTAAATCCATTTTTTACTCAAGGAAGTTCTGGAGAACAAGGTTTAATTCAAGATCTTGTTAATGAGCAAATTAAAATGTATGGTATTGAGTGTTATTACATTCCAAGGAAATTTGTCACAACCTCCAAAGTTATTGAAGAAGTAATTCAATCAACATTTGATCAAGCATTTCCTCTTGAAGCATATGTCAATACTTACGATGGATTTTCTGGGCAAGGTGACATTCTTTCAAAATTTGGATTAGTCCAAAAAGACGAACTTGTCCTTACAATTTCAAGAGAAAGATTTGAGAGTCAAATAGGACCTTTTCTTCAAGAAAGTATAGAAAAATATGTTCGCGTAAGACCAAAAGAAGGTGACATTGTTTATTTTCCATTGTCAAAGAACTTCTTTGAAATTAAGTTCGTAGAGCACGAAAAACCTTTTTATCAATTAGGAAAACTTTATACTTATGAACTTAAGTGCGAACTCTTTGAGTATGAGGATGAATTGGTAGATACTGGAAACGATGAAATTGATTCTGTAGTGGAAAAAGAAGGATATAATGCAAGAATTATTCTTGCAGGAATTGGTGATACTGCTATCGCATTTACTGGAATTGTGGATGGAGCAATTCAATCTATGTTTGTTGAATATGAAGGATATGGTTACACATCTACCCCCATCGTATCAATAAGTACAGCACCATCTGGTGGAATTAACGCTTCTGCAGTTGCAATTACGACAAGCAAATCAGGAATTACCACATCATCTTCAATCTACAAAGTTTTTGTGGTAAATCCAGGAAGAGGATATTTGGGAATTCCAACTGTGAGTGTTTCTGGACCAGGAATCGTGACAGCAAAAATTTCATCTCAGGGAGCAATTGGTATTGTAACAATTACTAATGAGGGACAAAGTTACTTTAGTG